ACAGGCGAAGAAAAGAAATTTAGACAAGAGATTGTTGCTTCTGTAAAAAGAACAAGAAAGATTGCAAAAGAAAAAGGAATCAAGAATACAGTCATCGACTTTACTCCTGAGTTCCCATAAAAAACCCCCCTTTCGGGGGCTTTTTATTTATCCATCCATTTCTCAAACAGACTGTCGGGTTGATCCGCTTTCGCTAAGAAATTACCATAAAGATTATTATTTATTGAAAGATATTTTGCCCTTATTTATATCTTTTACAAAAGACTCAAAATCCTTTGCTTTAGAAGCTTCTTCAATACATTTTCTTCTTTCTTTAATGTCCAAGTGCAGAGTTGTCATTAACTGTGCAAGCTCTCTCGAAAAAAAAGGATCATCAATCATAATTTAACTGTATCACTTACTACTATAGCTGATCTATTGAGTATCACCCAATAATCCGCATCAAAGTGAACTAATTCAGCACCACCTTCTACTAATTTATCTACTAATGGCAAAGGCACTTGATATCCGTCAATTCCCAAAATAGTACATGCTTCTCCTACTGACTCAATTTTGTAGCCTGTCAGTTTTTCTGCTTTTGCAATCGTCTCATCTTCCCATTTTCCAAAGGTTTGTTTATACCAGTCAGAGTCTGGATATGCGTGTTCATTCTTCAAATTTTTTGTACTTGAACCTTTTTTCCAAGTTTTGAAGTTTGCATCTTTTTTTAATCCAAAGGCAGTAATTCTTTTTTGCTTTTCAGCAACTGATAATTTAGGCGCAAAGGCATTACTCTGGGTATAATGTTCAGCTATTTCAATAGCATTTTTTGTACTCTTTGATAAACTTGCCTTTGTTCCATGAAAGTTTCTAGCAGCAGCATAGGTTCCATTGCCATATAAACCTTCACCAGCATAATAATTATCACCTCCTTTACCTATACCCTTAAACTGGTCATTCCATCTGTCATCAGAAACTCCTCGATATAAAACAAGGTTTTCACCATCAGCACCCTTAACTAAATCTTTTCTATCTTTCAACGCTTGAACATTTTTAACTCTATCTGGTCTTTTATTGAATCCTTGCTTCCAAAAAAGATAATCATTGTACATTGGTGAGCCTTTATCAACTACTTTTTCTATACTTAAACCTTGCTCCAAAGATTGAATTTGAAAATCAATCGGCCCTGTATATGGGTTTTTTACACCTCTTGCTGTTTGTATTTTTATCTCATGCTCTCTGTACTTCTTAAGATCAGCCAACAACTCTTTTTCTGTAAGTTTTTTAAGTGGTTTTGATTTGATAAAGTCAGATACTTTAGCTGTTCCTACAACGGCTTTAGGTTTGGGCTTTGGTTTGATATTTGTAGGCTTACCATAAATTCTCTGTAAATCTTTGAGACTTCTTTCACTATCATCATCACGAACAAGTTTCTTTATTGCCTTCTGTCCAGAACCTTCTTTTTTTGCAAGACGCTTAAAATAATTTACTTTCTTTTCATTACCTAAAGTCTTGACCTGTAATTTTTTATCTTGCTTCAATAACCACTCACCATAAGTAGTGTCTTGTGGAACTCTTCCTGTTGCACTTGGTCTGGTGACAACCTTGCCTACTGGCGGCTTTTCAAGTGAAGGATATTTCTTTTGCAGTCCATCAAAATCAACAACAGGAACTGTAGTAGATCGACAGTTAAAATGCTGTGGTGGTGTAGGGCCTCTGTTATATGCAAAAGTCTTACCATCTAAATCTCTACAAACTACACTTGTTCTGCTATCAAGCGTTGCAACATATTGATATTTTGGTGCGACTTTACTGTTTGCTGCATAAACAGCCTGTGATGCCTGATTCTGTACTTGATTTACAGATGTTCTAACAATGGTTCTTATCTGATGGTTTGCAAGCTTGGTAAGTTCACCACCAGCTAAAGCTTTTTGTCTTGAAGATAAGGCTCTTTGTCCAAACTCTAATTTTCCTACCATGCGTCTTGCTATCTCTGCTGTTGACTCTCCACTGAACACACCTTGCCGTATATGTCTTGCCAAAGAATCTTGCTGACGTTCTGCTATCCCTCTAAATGCTTTCTCAACCGTTACTCCATTTGGTAAAGTTTGCATTGCCCCTTGTCTCGCAGTAAGTTCAAACTTGCCCTGTCCAAACCTTTTAAAGTCATCTTCTGTAAATTCTTTGCTGGTAAAAATATTTGTTTGAGTAGGATCTGTTGTTACAAAGGATTCTGCATATTTTGGGCTGACTGCTACTGAGTTGATAGGGATATTTCCTGATTTTACTACTTTTTTAAGTTCATTTTCTATAAACCCTGCCTGTACATCAGCCAAACCTTCTATTTCTCTTATCATCTGCTTTGTTGATGTTTTTGACCATGTATTCAAGCTTGCCTTTGACTGTGCAATGATAGCTCTTAGTCTTTTTCTTGTCTCTGGTGCTACAACAACCCCTGCCCCAGCTTCTGCCTGTCTTATGTTTAATTGTTTAAGTTTTTTTGCTGCGACAAGAATAATATCGTTATATGTTGTTTGAAAGTTTGTAGCTACAGCATTGCTATATCTATTAAGATCAATAGTCTCCCTAAAAAATACCTCTGGAATACTCATTTATCATTCTTCCTCTTGCTCCTCTGGATCTGGGTCAGGCTCTTCTGGTGGCTCTACTTCTGTCAAACCTCCCTGCTGTGTGCTTTCTATCTCTTCTTCAATATCAAAATCATCTGGCAAAACTTCTCCTGTAGATAGTTGCTTCAGTAATGTTTCCTGACTAATAGTTCCAGCAGTAAACAATGTGAGCAATGATGTTATCTCCTGTGGTTCTAGTCTTGCACTTACAAAGTCTCTATTTACAAAGCTACTACCAGCATTGGGTTCGTTGAGGTATTCACTATGAAACTTAAGGCAGTTATCTATCAAGTCTTGCATCTGCTGTGCAATGACCATCATTGTGCTGTCATTCTGCGATCTGTCTATCCTTTTAGCCTCTGCTGATTCACCTACAAGTTTCTGTCCAAGTACTGCGGCTAGTGACAATGTATTGATCTGTTCTGCAATATCTTTCAATCTTGTGAACTGGCTGTCATAGCTATCACCCGATGGAGAAATGTATTCCATTCTGGATTCTGGTGGCAGTGATAGTGCTTCATTAGGGCCTGTTGTTATTTCATCTGCGTTTGGATAACCAAAAACAGCAAGCATAGGAACAGAACTTATGTGCAAAATATTATCTAAGTCAGACTGTATCTGATAATGCTTGAGGTTTAGTTCTGCAATGTCATACAAAGGGCTACGGCTTTCGTAGTAACCAACTCTGTTTGAGTAGGCAATGGCAAACGGAATCTTGTCTTTAAGGCTCATTTCACCTTCATCAAACAATTTATATTCACCCTTCTTTTCATCTTTCCTGTGAATCTCATATCTACCACGCTCAAGCACTCTTATCTGTTTAATGATTTTGTCACCATACTTTCCATCTGGTTCAACAACTTGTTCCAATAAACGTAATTGTGTGAGTTGCCTTACACCATCTACGATCTCAGACCTAAAACCTAGAATATCTTTTGGTGTATATGTCACCCAATATGGTCTGGTCTTATCACCTTCTTTCGGTGCATCTACTAATACTCCAACATGACCAAAGCTGATTGCTAGTCTTGCTGTGTTGTAAAGCCAAACATTTAGATCATTACCCTCAAGGTCTACATCAAACAACTGTTCTCTTACTAAGTCAGATACATCATCAAGTCTTACTGGCTTCCTGACCAGCATACCTGACAGCATCTTTTCAATACGCTGCAAATATGGCACTACTGTTGATCTACTTAGCCTTACGTCATAGCTATCATCTGTTTCTCTTGCTTCCTGTGGTAAATACTTTCTATGTTCACTCCTAATCTTGTATGTTCCTTCCTTTAAATCTGTTATCAAATCCCAGAACTGACTCATTCTCTGGTATGCCGCATTAGGGCTTGCAACTGTGGTAGCAGCTTGTGTTATGGGCTGATTGTAAATATTTAGTGAGCTATACACAGTTTTGCCTCAATACTATCATGTTCTTAATATATTCTAATCCCTGTAGCTTTGCCCGACCTAGCAAATAATGGATTGAACTCCCTCCATACAAGATACCCGAGAGCATCAGCCATATGGTCATAGCCTGACTCCTTATCTGGTTCTCCCTTTTCTGTGTATGACTGAAGTTCCATTGATTCAATTAGCTTTCTGCAACTGGCATGGATTTG